CTGTTTATCAAACCCTAGGATGGCAAGCATGGTCTCGCAAGTGGACTGGAGGTCGACTATCTCCTCGGCGGCGTGGCTTAATTTGTCAGCATAGTCGGGTTTATTATCCAACACCATGATTTCCATTAAATCAGTAACCGCCTCACGGGTTTCATCAAATTCGCTTTCAATATGTTCAATTTGTCTGTAATAGCTATTTGTCAAAAACTTCGTCGCAACCCGTAAATCTGATTGGCGTCGGTCTTGCAATTCTTGCATAACAATTTTTAAGGTTTGTCTTTGTGGTGTTAGCTTATTCCATTCCCACTTGTTTATACTTTCAATTTCTAGCTGTAATCTTTCATCAGTTATCATCTTTTTTATCCCCTTTCGCCGCCACACATAATGCGGTCGCTGTTAATCCAATAAAGCCGCCAGCCAATAAACTAGCCACAATCGCTACTATGAGTTGTGTTAGGCTATACATTTGTGCCACCGCCTTTTGGATCATCAAAGTACGTTGCGTATACCCCACTTTCAAACCGCGCCAAAGTGTTTCCATTTTCATCAATCAAATCATACCCACTAAAAATACTATCTTCATACTCAATCCCTATATCTTTTATTTCAAAAATTGTATGTTCTTTTAATTTATTGCCAACACCAAACGATTCAACTCTATTTGGTCCGTATACAATTAATGTATTTATTTTACCAAACGCCATTTTTCCCACCATCCAATCCAACTTTATTTTTGTAATAAACTATAGCCGCACGTCCGCACTCATTTGTGTATATTACGCCTTTTTCACCTTCATAACGTTGGCACACTCTCCCTGCGTATCTGCTTCGGCTTGTGTCTTCATTTATGCATGCATTGCAAAATTGATAAGAATTATCTGGTATATTTTCATTTGCCATCATTTTTAATGTTGCTTCGTATTTTGGCTGAGCTTCTATGGCTTTGATTGCCGCCAAAATCGCTTCTTCAAATCCGTGTCCATCAAATAATCCAGTTTCAACTATAATAACGTCGTGGATATACTGCAACTTTTCAATTGTGGTCATTTCGCTATTACCATTATTTTTACATACATCATTTTTTGCTGAATCATTGCAAGGTTTTACGACTCGATTCCACGCGTCTATCGCTTCTTCATCACTGTCGTATGATTTTTTGGTAACATTATTGCATTTATCGCATATAACGACACTATAAGGTGTTAAAACGTCACCAGTTGGTTCGTATACATGTGTTAAACGCGGTTTATTGCCACAGCTACAAAGGTTTAGTTTTCCCATTTTTACCGCCCTCCCAATTTTCACATTTATCATCGCTACTCGTAAAATCAGCGCAATTTTCACTGTCGCCATTGCAGCACGCGCCAGTAAAATTGTCGTGGTATGTGCATGTTTTGCAGGTCATATCATCCACTCACGTCCACCCCCATCGCGCCATCAAGCACATTTTTAAACGCAGCACCAGCTTGTTTTCGCTGCTTCTTCTCGCGGTGTTCGCGTTTGTGGCGATCAAATCTTAAATAACTTTTCCCCGTTGCTGTTATTTTTGGTGTACCTTCCATATCAATTCGCCCCCTTTTCATCGCTAAACTTTTCAACAATTTCAAGTAGCCGTTCAAACTCTGGATTTCTCCACGCGTGGTGGGCGTAAGATACAGGGTTAGCTTTGTAGTGATAATAATTTTGAGCAACATGCTCTTTTAAAGCTTTTCTGGTAAGAAACATTCCGTCGTGCTTTTCCGTGTTTCTGTATCCCATGTATGTTAACTTGCATAAATCTATTTCGTTGCAGTATTCACAAATTTCTTCTAAATCAGGCTTTTCTCTTAATTGTTCCTCGATTGAATCATCTATTTCTTCTGAGTAATTTTCCATAATCCATTCAATCAGTTCGCCACTATCCGTAAATATTTCGCCTTCATCACCGCCAACGCACATTCCATCCGCATAATCTTGATCAATACAATATTCTTTATCTTGTTGACAGATTGAATAGTAAACCGGCTTTCTGGTGCATGCCGTATCTTGAGTTTTTAATTCATGAGCCAAGTTTTTAAGAAACTCAATATCTTCAGCAGTTAAAACATTTTCCATGTTAGTTCGCCCCCCATATTTTATAAAAGTGTCGCACCGCACAACGTGCATTTATCGTAGTCAGGTTCCTTTATACATTCGCCAGGAATATAGCTCCAAACAGTTTCAATAAAATTATTTGGATGATTACATATCCCTTGAAATCGTTTAAACCTTTTATCATGTTGTTCATTTTTATATTCACATTTTGGACATGTATACGACGTCCAAGCCATAACCTTACTCCATTCTTTTATAACGTATCTTTCTGTATGATAAACATCGCCTTTGCTAAATTCAACACCACAGTAATCACATTTTCTAACAAGCTTTCTACTCGCTATATGCCTTTTCATTTAGCCATCTCCGATTTACAATTTGTCCACCGTATTCTTGCAGCGTAACCTCTAGCACCTCAATCTTTTCAACTGCTACCGGATAAATTATCATGTCAGCGTACTTCTTTTCTGCCATTTCCTTAGGCATTGTCTGATAGCCTCCATTTGGAACAGCCAGTACAACGGTTGGGTGTCCTAATTCGGTGCGGTCTCTAGCCGACTTAATCCAGTTGTTGCGAATTTCTAAATCAGTCACATTAAGCACCAACTTCCCATGGTATTCTTTTCTGATCGTTGTTAAGGTTATTATAGCAATTCTTACACAAGTTACCATAAAATGGATTCCTTGTTGTGTCTGCACCACAGCAGTCACATGTTCTGCCAAGACTATTTTCATAATCTTTATGTTCTTGACTATCATAAACCGATACTGAATTAATACCACTAAACGGATCTTGATAAAAAGATGTAATGCTGCCAGTCATATATCCATAATCGTCAACAAAAGTATTTGTTGATAAAGCTGCGGTTGTTTGATTAAATAGAACCATATGCTGTTTGCTATGAAAAATACTTCTTTGAGTATATGGAGATTTTTTATTATGTCTAAAATCCCTATTATCCGTTAAATCAATTCTTCCTTCCACCAGTATCAGCCCCTTTTGATAAATGTTTTAACCCTGTTTAAAAATCCTTTTGGTTTTGAATTGTTAATTTTAAAAGAATTATCAGCTTTTTTAGGCTCCAATTGTTTAAGTTGCAATTTTAATTCATCCAAACTAACAGGTGTTGAAATGTTTCTGACAATATCTTTATCCTGCTTAGCCATTGCTGATACCATTTTTTCTAGCGTTAAATCGCAGTATTCATCTTCCCAATCTCCAATATAATAAAACCGGTCCATGATGCTTGTTTTCTTATCATCTTTGTTCTGAAAAGCACCAAATAAAATAGGATCTTTTTCTTTTCGTTCTTGTGCAACTTGTTTTTCCATACTGCCAGTATAATCGGTAAATACAATGTAAAATTCATCAAATAAATCTTTAACTTTTTGAACGGTTTCAACGATTTCATCAGGAATTTCTCTTTCATACCGCGACATTTCAATAATTTTAACGGCTTTATCAGATATATTTTCGATAAAGTCTTCAACATCGTCGCGATAAACAAAAGAATCAATGCCGACTTTTATAATTTGGCGTTCCTTTTCAATCATTTCGACCTGAAACATCAGTTTTTTCATTGCATTAATTTGGTTTGTTTTTTTGTACTTTTCGAACAGTTGCAAACAATTATCGTATACCGCAAGAAGTCTGTCATCAGTCATAATTTCCTTTTTACCTTTAATATTATTAAAATACTCAATTGGTGTTATTGTTTTTTCATTTTCCATTGTTATTATCCCCTTTTATTTTATATTTTAAATCTTATCGGATCACACCATTGCAGCATATCCTCACATATTTCGATTGGTTCCGTTTCGTGGCAAACCATTCGCGTGAATAGCTGAAATTCATCACAGCCTGAAGTTTTAATACTGGTAACTCCTTTTAATTTGCAGCGTGTCGATAAGCAAGTTTTTCCACCGCGTGGTAAATATCCTATTTCTTTGAGATAGTAGCAGGATGTGCATTGGTTATTTTGTCTGCGCCACTCGTCGTTATTCTGTTCCATCCATGATAGCCTTCTTTCTCATTCGCCAATTATATAAAATTTCAATTTGACAATTAGCTAACGCCACGGACCTTTGAGCCATCGGCTTACTAATTTTATCGTTTAAAAACATTATCAGTGCTTTTTCTCTAATCTTTTTCCACCGCAAAACCCATGAATAATATTCAAGATTCGTCAATTAGTCCACCTACTTTCTCTTATAATTACTTTTCTTCTTCGGTTCGGACTGTCCTGGCTGCGATACAATAGCCCCAAACTGTGCCGCAGGTTCGCCTTGCTCGTCAGAATACCACTTTAAGGCAATTGTTTTATCATCCGTAAACGTCAATATGTCACCGTTAAACCGCATTGAAATAGCATGTGACTTGTCCGCATTACGAGCCTTTCTAATCTCGGCTAAAATATTCCACGGTGCAAAAGCGGGTTGGTCGTCTTTTTCAATCTCTTTAAGATTCAGCCACAAGTCAGCCTCCTGTTTCATTTGGGAGGACTGCGCCAGTGTTTCTCCATCAGTAAGCTGTGCCAACATAATTACCACCATATTAAGCGATTGAGCCATTGTCTTTAGCTTCATGGCTGCCGATTTAAGAATCTTCCAATCGTCTTTTTTAGCAGCATTCGAACAATCCATACGCCCAATATAATCGACAATGCAAACCTCTATTCCATATTGCGACTTAGCCCGTCTTACTTCAGCTGTAACATTTGAAATTTGTAAATCTGGAATTGTAAGAGTGTGCACTTGACCGGATGATATTTGGCTGAGAATGTCATTTATCTGTTGCATTTCTTCATCCGTTGCGGTTCCGTTCCTCAACTTCTTATGGCTTACTTTTGCCATATATGAGTCCCACCGTAAAGCCATTTGAGAAGCACCCATTTCTGAGTTAAGATAAAATACCGGCCTTTTCTGAACTATGCCTATTTCTTTAGCTATGTTCATTGCAAACGCTGACTTACCAACACCAGTTTGTGCCGACAATATGATTAGATCACCCTTACTAAAGCCACCACTTATTTCATTAAGCTTTTTAAACGAGGTATAAAGCATCTGTTTGTTGCGCTTTTCTTCATTTCTCATATCAGTCGCAACGTTTAAACAATTGTCTGCTAACTGCATTGGTGAGGTATAAACTCTTTCAATTCCAGTAGAATCCAATTCAGATAACGAGGTTTCAGTGCTTTGCAATATCTGTTCACTTTTGGCGTCATCATTTGCCAGCTCTCGGATGTTATCCGATATTCTGAGAAGCTTGCGTATTTTTGTCGTTTCATGCAACCGATCTATTCGCGATTTAATACCGCCTGAGATTAGCTGTGTTACAAGTATAATATAAGACATACCAAAGTCTATCTTCTTAACTTCTTCGCGGTTCTCAGTCAACACAGACTGTACGGTAACCTTTCTATTGGCGTTGTACATATCGGTTATGATTAAAAATAACTGTCTAAGGCTATCCTGCGTAAAATCATCTGGCGTTACTTCTGAAATTATCTCGAGAAGGTATTTCTCCTTTTGAAGCATGGCGGCTATTAACTCTCTTTCACAATCTATGTCGAATCCTGCTGCCACTAGTATTCCCCCTTAAGTATGTTGTCCGTATTTTTTTAGAATATATTCTTCGTTTGACTGACACGCACCATTAATATCTTTTTGATTTAAATACGATTCAAATTTAGTACCAAATAAAGTTAACGGTCTAAGAAATATACTCATTTTATCATCGTTTATCCATTCTTGACTTTTCTTATCAATAACAGCATAAAAATCATCAATGACAAATCCCTCTTTAAATCTTGATCTTATCGATGAAACAGTTTTGTTCGTAGTACTTTTAAAGTTAGAACCAATCTTATCGTTCAAGTAATTAATAATTTTATTCACATCGTCTTGCGTACAAGACAAAGTATCTTTATTATTAATTGTACTAATAAGAACTGTATTACTATCCTCGTCGTTTTCACCTATAGGGGTGTAGTTGTTTTTAACTAGAGCCTCTAGTTGTTTTCGCCTATACCCTATAGTTGTCATAACTCTTTTTTCTACTTGCTTTGTTCCCTCCCTATATATCAATTTTGACTCAATATATCCTTTCTTTGTTAACAATGATATGATCTTAGAAATTCTATCTTTTGATAATTTAAAAAATAATGCAAAATGTTCGTTTGTAGCAAAACATTGACCTAATTTTTCAAGACTATCAATCTCAACTAACATTAATTTTTCTGTCCATGTAAGATTTTCGTCTATCCATATGTCTTTTGGTATCCATATCCCTTTAAAATCCCTGTTTTCGCTCATAATTTCTTACCTGTTTTTAAAATTATATCATTTGCCATTTCGCAATATTCTATAGAAGAATCACAACCTATAAATCTTCTGTTACTAATCAAAGCCATTTTTGCAGTTGTTCCTCCGCCAATAAACGGATCAAATACAATATCATTCTCATTACTCCATGTTAAAATGTGGTCTTCTGCTAATTGCTCAGGAAATGGTGCTGGATGTCCATTCTTATTAGTTCCGCACGGGTATGAAAATATATTTGAATGTATTTTTTTGTTTTTTGTAACCATACTGTAACTTTTATCTGGCGATCTCATTGCCTGAGAATCATCAAGCAAACTTCTTCTTCCTTTTCCATACAATTCAATCTTTCCACTATTTTTACAGTCAATCATTACTGGATTAAATGTGTTTGGTTTGCCCTTGCTAAGAATAAACATATATTCAAAGCTTTGTTCATATCTTCGATGTGTTAATGGCACGTAATTTCTTTTTTGGTATATCATGGTATCGTGCAAATTAAAACCAATTTCTTTAAAATACAAAGCTTGTCTAAACGATGTACCGGACTCACTTCCATTAATAGTTTGATCTCCGACGACCCAGATTAAAACACCGCCATTTTTTATTATTCTAAAAAGCTGAGAAGCTATAGGCTCAAAATTAAATGAATATCCAGTATATTTTCTTAGATTATCATATGGTGGACTAGTTAATGTTAAATCAATAAAATTGTCTGGAATTTTTTTCATAACATCTAAACAATCACCACAAATTATTTTGTTTATTAAGTCGGACACATTATCACTTCCTATTCTCTGATCTTCCCAGTAAATAATCTGTTGTACATTCAAACAGGTCTGCCATCTTGCCAAGCATTTCAATTCCAGGAACCACAGTGTTGTTTTCCCATCGGTAAACTGTTTGACCTGTTACTCCAAGTTTCATCCCTAATTCTGATTGCTTCCAGTGCTTCATGGATCTTTCTGATCTAATTCTGTCCATCCAATATCACTTCCTTTCATGTTTATATAATATCACCGTATGATATGCAAGTCAATACCTTTTGAAATAAATTTGCAAAAAAAAATAATGGTGCAGATTTTACCCCGCACCACATTGTTACTATCAATCCGTACCACTCTTTCTAAACGGTACTACGTTCGATCTGCCGCCCTTAATTTTAATCTCCACGTCTTCGTCCACGTAATACCGATAAGTGGCAATGCACTCAAGTTTGTGACCACCTACCCATTGCATAGGTGTCATAATGTCAACGAATATCCGTTTTAGCTGCCCGTTAATTGCAAATAGATTTTTGGACCATTCGCCAAATGGTGGCAGCGGTTCGCCAACTTCGAATAAAAATGATGATGTCTTTAATTCAGTTTCGCCGTTTGGATCAAGTACGTATTTGCTACACACTGAATGCATGGCAGTTTTACATTTGCGGTCGTTGTAATTTTGACAAGTTAAGCAATTAATCATTCCGTCCACTCCTCTACTGGTATTCCTATCTTCCTGGCAAACGCTATTTCAGTATCAACGCCATTGCTGTGACCGTAATAAATTAACTTGTCGCATTTCTCTAGCATGTCCAAACACATTTTCATGACCTGACCATAAGTAAAATCGCTATTGATGAATGTAAAATTGTTGAGTGGCGAAAATACCGTGTATTGATATGAAAGTTGCAACGCTATGCTTGATGCATGTTCGATATTTTTCACTTCGTCGCCAGTGTATGGGTGGCTTAAATAGACAATCATGGAGCCACCACCAGTCTATAATTTAACGCTTGATACGCTTTTCTCATTTCAGATAAATTAATATCAGAATAATCGGTTTTAGGTACACACGCCATCATGATAAATAGTCGCATTAGGTCAAGGCGTTCGTTACGTGTAACCTGTATATTTATACGTAATCTACTCATATTATACCTCCTAATTTTATGAGAGCTACACCCAAAGATGCAGCCCCACAGTTTTAAGACTTTTTGTTAATGGAAGCATCTAAAATCTCATCATCATTTTGAGTCGATTTACTTTTTATTACATTTTCCCAGTATTTTTCTAAATTGTTTGTCATGTCGGTAGCCTGTAACATTGTTAATTCATCAGAGGTTTTGATATTGTATTTTAACTGCATTATTTCTTTCATATCGTCCACTGAAAGACTTATTTTTTGTGATTTGTGAAACATATCCATTTTTTGCTGCTTTGTAGCTGGGGCATCAACCCCACTATCAAGCCATTGAGCTAACGTTTTGCCTGTTTCTTCGTCTGGAATAAATATTTTACCATCAAATAATCCGGTACGATCTTTGCCTGCGATAGCTACATGCTTTTCATTATCCATATCAAACTCAGCTGTAAACTCATATTCAAGGCCTTCACGTTGAATTGGTGCCATGCCTTTTTTAACAGGTATTACTTTCCCTTTATCATTCTTTTCAAGTTCATACGCGGTCTTTGTGCGCATTGTTACAATGACATGCATACTGCTTTGAAGAATTGAATCAATTAATTTGTTTTGCATTGGCGTTACTTCTCGCCATGCTGTAAATGAATTACCCTTGCCACTGCTATTTCTTTTATCAACTTCTTCAAGCAAACCACCTTGTCCAGCCCACGCATGAGTAAGTGAATCAATAATTAATGTGTCGTAACCTGCTAATTCTGCTTCTTTTATAGCTGAAATGTATTTTTCAACTGTGAATGGTGGTGATATTTCCGCTACATCAAAATCTGCAATTCCTTCGTAAAGTGAAGCACTTTTATTTTCCGTGTCAATTAATGCTATCTTGCCGCCAATTCCTTTAGCAATTAAAAGTGAGCTGTATGTTTTGCCACTGCCGCTGGTTCCACATAATGCCAATCTGAGTTTTGATTTTTTACGTGTAGCTTTTGAGAATAATCCCATAATTACGATCTCCTATCTTATTCTTAATGATTTACCAGTTATAAGCGTTGCTCCGGCAATCTTTATGCCAGCTTTTAAGTCTTCTTTTATCTTTGCAGTATTTATTTCGGTATGTTCGGGTACTATTGTTAGATATTTTGCAGGAATAAGCGTTTCGTTTACGATTTCTAAAGCTGCCGGATTTGGCTGTATTGACATTGTGCCACGATTTGTTTGGACTTTTTCTTTTTTGAGTGATGTCATGTTTTCCATGTACCAGTTTTTAATTGATTTAATTTTATTGTCGATTGATTTGCTGTTATTTTTAAGCCTATCCGATTCTGCTTTCATACCGTCGCGATACAGCTCAAGACTTTTTATAAGACCGATCCCATCTGAACATTTGACAGTTATATCTGATTCAACTTCTTGCAATGCTTTTTTTAATACAACTAAATCCATGCTGTCATCTAAGACAAGATCCATTATATTATTAAACCGTGTAGTCATTTCATACAAATTATTTGTATTTTTATTCAAAATATCATATCCTTTTAAGCTTTTTCAATAATTCCGTCTTTGATTAAATCGTAAACTAATTCCAGCGATGCCAATTCATCAAAATAACAAATTCCGTCTTTTTCTTGAATTGTCAAATCTACGTATAAAGTAATTTCATTATGAGATAAATCAGTTTGATTGTTTATTAACAGGCTAATTGTTCCGCGATCATCCTTGTCAGTATAAATTACTTTTTCATATATACCATTGAGTCCGCCCATCTTAAATCCGTACTTTTCTAATTTGTATGGTTCTTTTACAACTAACATTTTACACCATCCTAATCTTGAATTTCTTTTTCTGGTATTACTTTTCTTTCAAAATATGAAAGGCTTGCCAGCCCGATTGCTTTCTTGCGATTCTTGAGTGGTTCGGTAATCGGCTGTAATCTTTCACCAAACGGCTTTAGAAATGCTTCCAATTGCTCGCTGGTTGCTTTGTATTCGACGCATTTAGTTGGTTTGGCTTCGTGTATCAATTCCGACTTATCTACGCTTAAAACGATTGCTATACGTTCCTGCAAATCATCTTGTAGGTGTTTGAAATATGCAAGCCCTGTTTCAAGATTGTACCACGATGACCGGCTTATGTGCAGATAACTAGATATTGAATTTATTGTTGGGAAACCTGCTTCAATTCTTAATTGTTTGAGAGTTTTCATCGCTACCAACTCCAAACCGTAAATATTATAGCGAATACTAATGCGATGACAAGTAAAACGTTAATTCCGTGTGGCGTTAAGTACTTCATGAATTAATCCTCCTATTCCATTTTTCAACTAATCCGTAATATTCTTTTTCCCCTTGATCGTCTTTTGAGAATAAATTGCTTTCCATAAATACTCGACAATGACATTCGTTTTTACCACGACCGCCATGAACTCCATAATAATCAAATCCATCTGTATCCATTTTAGCAATACTTACCGTTTTACCGCAGAAAGGACAATTGCTTAACTTGGCTTTATTAATCATGATCCGATCACCGCCAGCAAAATTAATACTGCTGCGATTATTCCGCTTTCAATGTTGCCACTGTGTGACTGGTCGTACCGTTCGCGTAATGTCATTATAATTCACTCCCGTCTGTAAATTCAAATTCAAATTCGTGTTCGATTATTTGAGTATGAATGTCGGTAATTGTTGATGCTACTGCCCTGTACGGGCTGTCTGCGGTTAACGCCTTTTCTGTTAATTCCAGTATTGTATCTATGGATGGATAAACAAATTGCATTTGCTTAAATACATATTTTGAACTTTTGTTGTGATTAATGGTAATAACAACTTTGTACACTTTGAATTTTTCCATAAGTTATTCACCCCTGTTGATAATTTTGTGGATAAAATCAACGCCTATTTGATAGACAAGTGTCTTGATATTAATGCAAGTTTCACCAGTTGGCTTTTCGTATTTCTGTTCAACAATTCTGAAATAGCCACGATCTACATATTTTTGATAAGGCTGATTGTTATTCATAAGTATTTTATTATCACGAAGAAATTCAAATAAATTGTTTCTTCCCATATTTTTAATTCCTAAAACTTTGGCAACGCTTCCGATTTCAATAGCATCTTTGCTTTCGGCTACTGCGTCAAAAAACTCTACTTTTGGTTTTGCTTCGACAAGTTGTTTTGATTGTGATTCAATTTGTTCAGCTTGTTTTGCCGCTAATAATAATGCTTGCGAAAACGTTTGTGGTATTTCAAAACTAAGTTTATTTTCCATTTCATTAAATGCTTGAATGTATTTTATTTTCCATACTAATGCATCTTTTCCCGTGAATCCCATTACTAAGAGTGAAAATCCGTCACGGTTCATAAGATACATTGGATAAGATTTACCTCTGTTTTCAAATTCTGATTCGTTAAAAAAATTGGTGGCGGAATCTTCCGCTGCGAGAATATCTCTAATATTTGCAAGAACATCTTTATGTTCTTTTTCAAAGCTTTCAGCTACTTGGCGGCTTGATACAATCACTTGATTGTTTTTAATTTCTACCAAACTCATTTTGTAACCTCCTTTAATATTGTTCCTTTCTTGACTTGCTTAATCATCATAAATCGCAATGCTTGCCCCATTGGTATGTTTTCGCTTTTGCACATTTTTTTAAAATCTTGTTTTAACTTTTCTTCCATGTCAAAAGTAATTCTTCCTAGTTTCATTTAATCACCTTCCTTAGTGGGCATCTACCGTGTTTGTGGCATATTTCCCACTTTTTTGTTTTTCTATTTTTAAAAGCAATCTCGCCTTTCATTGGGTTTATATAATTTCCACAAAAGCAGCAATAACCTCCGAATCTATTACGCATTCTTACTCAGCCTCAACAAATTTCTTATTTTCTAATTTGTACCAGATATCAGCTTTCAATTTATCCCCGTCAATTTGTGCTGACTTCACAACGATTACTTTCCCTTCGTCATTATATTCAGCAAGCGTGATCCATGTTCCAATAATTCCTTTTATTTTTCCGTTGTATCCAATACTTGCGCCAACCGAACCCTTGCCAGAAATTTCTAGTTGGCTGTCGTTTCCCGATGTGGCCAGTTGGCTGCCGTATCCCGATGTGGCTAGTTGGCTGTCGTTTCCCGATGTGGCCAGTTGGCTGCCGTTTCCCGATGTGGCCAGTTGGCTGCCGTATCCCGATGTGGCTAGTTTGCTGCCGTCTCCCGATGTGGCTAGTTTGCTGTAGTATCCCGATGTGGCTAGTTGGCTGCCGTATCCCGATGTGGCTAGTTTGCTGCCGTCTCCCGATGTGGCTAGTTGGCTGTAGTCTCCCGATGTGGCTAGTTTGCTGCAGTCTCCCGATGTGGCCAGTTGGCTGCCGTATCCCGATGTGGCTAGTTGGCTGCCGTATCCCGATGTGGCTAGTTGGCTGTCGTTTCCCGATGTGGCTAGTTTGCTGCCGTCTCCCGATGTGGCTAGTTTGCTGCCGTCATTGTCATCAGTTTCAGTATCTTCAACCTTTGTCCGTTCCCAAATAAAACTGAACGCCGCTTTGATAAAATCCGGTAATTCTAACTTAGCTTCAATTTTAATTTTTGTTGAAACTGATTTTTTGCCGTCTGTTTCAACTTCATCGGCTTCAACTTTGTAAAAATCATCTTTGGTTAAATCTCCAAAATCTAAAGCATCAAGTGGGTTTTCGCAATAATGAAACCCTGCATAACAGAGATCCGCTTTTTCTTCCTCATATGTTTTGCCAAGTTCATATTGAAAATTCCGTTGAGTACCTTTTAACTCTTTTGTTAATGCTTTATATCCTGTTGCCATTTTTAAACGCCCCTTTATTTTATTGATTCATTTAAAATCTCGTCATCGTTCAATGATTGAGAATATTCCGCAGCTGCCTTTTTAAGATTTTTTGTCAACCATATACATGCACCAGGTGACATTTTTTTAGAAACTGTTTTATACTTCCATGTCAAAAGTAATTCTTCCTAGTTTCATTTGCTCACTTCCTTGGTATATTTATATAATATCACTTATTTAATTAAAATACAATAGTTTTTTTAATTATTTTTTACTTATTGACAACTAAAAATAGACAAACAAAAAAGCCCCCGCCAATTAAGACGAGGGCTAGTAGTTTTACAGGTTTTATTATTTAATTTTAGCGATTAATTTTGAGATTGCGCTTGAGTCGCCAGCACTAGCTAAAACGACCAACGTTTTAAGAACAATAAC